TGTAGCAGATAAGGGTTCAGAATATGAGTATCGGAACGCAATGACCACACACAGTCTACAAGGTCAGACATTTGAGAGTGTTGCGTATTACATTGGCGCCTTAGAGTTACCAGTCAACAACAGGGACTTTTATAGCTTTAATCAATTCTACACAGCCATTAGTCGTGCCAAAAAGTATTTCTATTTGTTTGGTGAAAAGAAAACGTTCAAAGAAATGCTGACAATCTTCCCCAAGCCAGTGAAGAACAATCCAACAGACACTTCAGCAAGCATGAAGGCAACAGTAGCATTGGTTAATGACTTGAAGAATCAAACAATTGTTAATTTATTCTACACACCAAGCAACATTTATGACCTCTTCATTCAAAAGTACAATTCACTACCTAACAAGTCAGTAAACAGTAAGCTATACAGTCAATATGAAGTGATTCAATACTTCGAGAGTTATGAAGCTGCTGATGGACGTGACTATAAGTATCTAGTTAGTGAGAACATTTCTGAGTGGCACGCCAACAACGGCAAGAACAAAAAGGGAACAGGAAAAGTACAACAGTGGATTTCTGAGCTTAATAAGGCTGAGATGGTGCAACTAAAGAAAGACTTAGGTAGCAGAATGGTAAAACAAGCTGAGTTTAAAGCTAAGTATGGCTACACTAAGGAACAAGTCAGAAAAGCAATGAAGTAATACTATAACACATCTGTGAACTAAAATGAAACGCTGTAAACCTTGGGAGAGTAAGGATGAAGGCAGTTTCACGGTAAAAAGCAAGCCTAGTATTAAGGGTTTGTGCATTTTACCGTGAAAATGATGATGTGATGATTTAAATTGATGAATGAGAAGTTAATCTATCGAGAACACCGCAGGTTTTTGAGATATGTGCTTTTGCTGGTATGGGATTTTGCCACAAAGGCAAAAGCACCCATATTAATCATTCACATATTATACGTCCTTTTTGGAAAGACCCAAAAAGCGACACAAAAAGTTCGTGTCTCAAAACCTACGGTTCCTCGCCAGACACCACCCATCCTCTTCGTTGTTCAAAGATACGCTTATTTCTGACTTACTATATAGTAATGAGTCAGATTTAAGTCTATCTTTGCTTATTCACTTGTTCTTTTTCGTGCTGAATGAGGCACATTACTATATAGTACGCGCCATTCAGACTGAACAAATATTACAATTCGCTCAGGGCATCTACTTAATTGTGGGTGTCTTTTTTATATATAAGGAGAAAAATATGACGATTATGTACGCATTGCAAGTGGAGATTAGAGGTGTGTTAATCAACCTCGAGACTAAGGAGGGTGAGTATAGTAACTTCCTTCCAGCACGCATTAAAACAGGCAAAGATGGCGCCTCACAGGTCACAGTTACACTCGGCAGGAGATTCCTTGATGTTGTGACAGAAGATGACCTAGGACGTGAAATTTATGTACAAGCTACGATGAATACACAAGGTGATAGAGACCAATACCATAAATTTAATGGTAGCTTGGTGTACTGGTGTGATGAGTTTGATGAGAACGGCAATAAGACGACAAAATAAAAAAGGCTCATATCTTGGGAGGATAACTAAGGCCTTTTTATTTGGAGTATATATTATATTTTGGAAAGAAGAGAGATATGGCCAGTTGGTTAGGTTGACCATGTATTAATAGTACATTGAGTATTTTAAATAGAAATAAAGTGATATTTAAATGAATATAAAAAGGACTATTTTTAGTCCTAGGTTGTTATATAGGTGTAAGCGCAATAAGCTGCAAATAGGAGAAAAGAAATGACAGATAAGATTACAGAATTAGATGTAGAACTACAATCACACGGCTTTGAATTAGAAGGAGATAACATGAAGTACACACAACGAGATTTAGATATTTTTGACCAAGCTCTTCAATTGATGCAGATGGTACGCGATGGGAAGATTACGGCCTATCGAGTGGCCAAGTTGGCAGGAGTTGAAAAGAGCCACATTGTTGCCTATCAAAAAGGTAAAAGTCAAATGGAAAACGCCACATATAAGGGTGTTAAGAACTTTGCTGATACTTACCAGAAGTCGCTCGATTGGCTTGAAGAACAGCGTATTGCTCAATTCAAAAAGGACAACAATATTAAGTAAGGAAGGACTAAAAGGGGAAGAGTTATGTTGAAAGAAATTAGAGATTTTGTTGTTATTTACGCATTCATTGGCTGCATAATGGCCTTCAGCGCTGCTATTATTTTGCCTATTATTAGCATGTTTTAGGCATTTTTTATTTCAAAATTAGATTTAAGTGTCTAATAACCCAATATAACAATATCAGGAAATTTACTAGAAGTCAAGCCAATTAGGTTTGGCTTTTTTTATTACACAAGGAAAAGCAAAGAGGAAAAACTAACATGGAAAATTTTACTTATTTAACTAATGAACAAATTGAAACAATCAGAAATGATGAACAATTCATCAGCAAAGCCAAGAAGCTACGAGGACAATTAAATTTTGAGACTTATGCTGAGGCTGTTAATGAGTTCATGACAGAAATCATTTTCACCAATCGCCAAAAGAATTTTTATACTTTAAAGCCAGAGCAAGGTTTAACACCACAAATGCACGCACACTTACAATTTACTTTCTTATCAATTCGAGACAAATTCTTTGCTGAAAAGAAGCGCAAGCAGCTGAATGAATTTAGCATGGATGCCAAAGAGAACGAATATTTTTATGCTAGAAATGCTAATGAGTGGCACATTACTAACGAAGAATATGATGCCTTTTATCATTCAGATGTGTCATTTGGTGACCGATTTAGTGAACGAGAAATTGCTGAAGCCGTTGATAATTGTGACTTGTTCATGACAGCACCATCAGCAAGATTCTTCAAGTACCTAATGGCAAATGGTCAAGAGGCAACAATGTTAGAGTGGGGTTTGGATGTGAAGCATTTCAATTCAAAGGTTGCTAGTTTGATTAACACGTTGTCGAATGATAAGACACAGGCTAAGATTGCAGCATTAGAAATCCATACCGATAATTACTATGAACAACAAGAACGTGTGAATGATGTAGAAGAATTAATTGAAATGGTTGAACAGGTTGAGGAAGGAATGAAGTCAGTTGAAGAATTGGCTTCTTTTATTTTGAACAAAGAAGGAGAAGACATGTACGCGCCATTGTTCGGTCATCGTATGAACTACAAAAAGTATTTGTTGTTATTTAGTAATTGGATTGGTGAGAAGCAACTGAAGTATCAATTGATTAATAATGTGTTTGAAACTGTAGCTTATATGAAGACGTACATTTATTACTAAGAGTTTTTAGTCCTGCACTGTTAAAAAGGTGTGAGCGAGAATATTCCGCTCGTTCACCTTTTTGCTTTTCCATCGCTTTCGTTCTCCTGCGATAGTGTGGAATTTCTTCATGTGTAGGCCTTTAGGCTTCATACAAAACCTTTCCTTATGCCAGACCTCTTGATTAAGTTCAACGTTTGGCGTACATAAATTTATGCTGAACCTTTAGTATCATTTCCCCCATAATAGGATTCAGCAGCAAAGGCTATCATTTTGATACTGGTGATAGCGTACATAAATATATAACACAAGCCAACTTTCAGCCTGATTGTTGGTCTTTTTTTTTAGGGAGAAAATAATGGCAAGAATAAGGAATTGTAGTCACATAGGATGTCACATAAAAATACCAATGGGTGTAGCGTATTGCGACATACACAAGGAACAACACAAGCAAGTACCACGGACAGTTAGTCAATACAACAAGGCTTACAACGCAACACAGCGTGATGAACAGGCTAATGAGTTCTATCAATCAACCCAATGGAAGAAGCTAAGAGAGTATGTGTACAGCCGTGATATGGGTATTGACCAAATAACAGGGCAACCAATCTTAGGACGATACATCACAGACCACGTACACCCATTGAGTATTGCACCTGACGAGAAGTTAGATGGCGAGAATGTCTGGTTACTTTCAATTGAGACACACGCGGTGAAGACGCTAATTGAAAAACAACTGTTAGCATCACCTAATGGTATCAACAAGGCTAAGCACGTTACTAAGGAATGGTATAGAAAGCAAGTGTTGAGTTATATGGCCAAGCAAAAAGGAAAAGAGTAGAAGACATGGAAGAGATTTGGAAGAAGATTGAAGGATATGATTACTGGAT